GGAGTAAAGCTGCTCGCACGTCAGAAAACATTGGAATGATTCGCGTGCCAGCCCGTGTCTTCGGAGTAGTGATGTGGAGCTCCATTTTCCCGCTTTCTTGTTGACGATATATCAAATTATGGTTAATGTCAATAATATTTTGCGTGAAGTCGCAATCTTCCCATCTCAATCCGAGGATTTCTCCTATGCGTGCGCCTGTCCCAAGCATGACCGTAAACAGCGGCATCCAGTGTTTGTACGTTTTCGAACTGGAAACAAAATCGAGGAACCTATTTTGCTGTGTCTCTGTCAACGCATGACGCTTTGGTTTCTCCCAGTTATGGCTCTTCTTGATTTCTGCAATCACACCGTCGGTAGGATTTGTTCTTATGAACCCATCCCTCACTGCTACATTAAAGACCGGATGAAGAATCGTATGAATTATCTCCATACTGTTCGGCTTAAATCCAATATCTTTAATGAGGTGGATGTAGAACCGCTTGATATCGCTATACTTGATGTCGGCAATGTTCTTCGCGCCTATTTCGTCCTGTACATACTTCCTGTACATATACTTATAGTTGGTTCTTGTAGATGCTTTAAGCTCGTACTTAGTTTCAATGTAGGCGTCATAAAAGCTGTTCAGCGTCATCCTGTACGCCGTATGGGAGCTGATACCGTCATCAATATCCCTTTGGATTCGTTTTATCTGAGTCCTT